GTTATCCACAGGTTTATTGAGTTATCCACAGGCACACACAAAACAAAAAAAACACATCAACCGAGAAGAAAATGTGCTTTAGTGTGTACGTAAAGAATGTATAATTGATTATAGTCAATCAAGCAAATTACTTTGTTGTATTTTTTTGCCAATGTACTCAGAGCATTGAGGTACAATGGCATTGCCAAGTGCTCTCAATCGAGCCAATCTATTGGAAAGCCCATCATCTCTGTGACGAAGTGAGGGTTGAGTCGGAAAAGTTTGCCAATAGTTTTGGTGCTCTGTTTGTTGTATCTGGCTGGGTTGACAGTTGATGTATTGAGTTTGTAATTCTTGTGACTTGGTGCATATCTGTTGCCTGTCTCTATCAATCTGATGAGACTGTTGTTGCCCATCTTGTCTGGGTCTGATTTGCATGGTGTTGGTAGTAGTTTCACAAAACGTGCCAGGCCTACTGACCCATTCACACCGTTGTTGCTGATTTTTCGAGGTTTGCCTTTCTTTGTCCAGATTATTTTTGTGTTGTCGTTCATGATGCTGCCTACTGTTGCATCGCTTGACGTTGGGGTAGGCAACGACAAAGACTCTTTTTCTGAGATGGGGTGCACCAAATTGTTTTGCTGATATAGTGCACCATTCTGCATCATACCCGATTTGGGCCAAGTCTTGCAAGACAATGTGCATGCCTCTGTTTTTCCACAACAGGGCTGGCACGTTTTCCAACACTGCAACTCTTGGCTGTAGGTGATTGATAAGTCTGTGCATTTGCCTCCAAAGACCCGACCTGTCACCATGCTCAATGCCTTTGCCTTTGCCTGCTGCTGAGATGTCTTGGCAGGGAAATCCGCCACAAACAATGTCAACTGATTGTATTTTTTCATAGTCAATCTCTCTTATATCATCATATATTGTTGCATCAGGCCAGTGTTTTTGCAATATGGTCTGACAGTATTTATTTTGCTCTATTTGCCAAATTGTTTTGCTGTTTAGTATGCCTCTCTCAAGCCCTAACTCAAAGCCACCAATGCCAGCAAAACAACTGCCTATTGTTATTTCATTACTCATTATAATTTGCCATTCAAAAGAAATTTAAGCATAACCTCCTCAAAGAATACAGATGCAAACAGTGCATCTGCATCATCTTTGATCTCATCATAATTTTGCACAATCTCAAGCAAATCATCTTGGTTACCAAGCCAATCATATATAATGACATGCTCTTGATTGTCAAGACTCTCATCAAGTGTCTCACCTTGCATCAATGCATATGCTGCATCTGCTGCTGATCTTGCACTCTCAAAGTGATGGCTCTGGTCTTTTGTTTGAATGGTGATGCCTGTCTCTGTAAAGTCATATAAAAAGTTTGTCATGTTGTTTCTCCTAGTTGTTTATTGTCTTACTATTGTAGTCAATAATTTATTTACCGTCAATAATAAAAGATAAAAAAAAGCAAAAAAAAATGAGACCATCAAAAAGACAGCCTCATCAGAGTCAAAAAATAATTAAGGAGATATTTATCAACCTAGAAAAAAACAACATATGAATATGTAGACATAAACTACTCGATTTGATTATCTATGTCAATCATTATTTTGTCAATGCCTGCAACAACATAACTCTCTGGATATCCATCATTGAGTCTTGCAAATGCTGTGCAGATCTTGATGTATGTTGCTAGTTTTGGCAACTGCTGTGCTGTGTAGTACCTGAACAGCATACCCATTGCAATGCCTGCCTCATCACAAAACTGCTGTTTGGTTATGCCCAAATCTGCAATCTCTTTATTGAGCCAAAAAGCAAAATGAGTCAACTTGTATCTCTTTGCCATCTCATTTGCCTCCAAACTTTGAAACTTTGCTATGACAAGATCTGCACACTGCTCTCAAATCCCAAAGACACTCATCACCAATATGCCAATATGAAATGTGATGTATCTCAGAGGCATATATATTGCATTCTTTCATCTGTGCTTGGCATTTGCCTTGTGCATCAATCAGTTTGAGTTGTCTGAGTCGTTTCCAATTCTCAGATTGCAAATACATTTTTTTTGCTTGATTCCAAAGTGCTCTCTGGTCTTTGGATGGCTCATGAGATCTTGTTGGAAATGTCTTTTTGTATAGGTCTGCCAGGCCATCACCCTCAGCATATCTCATTGCAATCTCAAATATGGTCATCAACTATACCTCAATACATACCTACAATACCACCAAAGTCTTTGCATTGCTGTAGATCTGCAAAGTTTATGATATAGTTTTCTGCATTGCATAGCATCAAACTCTGCTGTATGTGCTTTGTCTGTTGGCCAACCAAAGAATTTTCTTACAGTATCCATTGAGGTACTTTGCAGCCAGTGCAGATGCTCAAACACCAATACTCTTGTGTCAATCATCTTTGGGTGTATACCTGGCACACCTGCCATGAATAATGACTCATTCAAAAAGTCAATATCAAATATTGGATTGTGACCAATTACAATGCAGCCTGATAATATTTCTTTGACATCAAATGCAATAGTTGAGAACTCAATTGCATCTCTCCATTTTGAATGTGAATAGCCATTGATTTTGAGTGCAGTCTCATTGGCTCTCTCCATATTCTGAGGCCTCAATCTCCAATGATACTGCTCAATGATTTGACCACCAACCTCAATAATGATGGCCAACTCAATCATCTCATGCCAACCTGCTCTCAATCCAGTTGTCTCAGTATCTATATATGCCAGTTTCATAATGCCTCACTATGTATGCCAATGCCACTCAATCTCATTATCAAATGACTTGTCATCATTTATAACATGCACCTTTGTCTCTTGAGTCCTATTATTGACCACTTGACTTGGCTCATATGACTCTGTGCTATCCTCAGATATTGAATCCTCATCATTATCTGTCTCCAGCTGCTCAAAATCATTTGGCACAGGTATCTGCATATTATTTGCAATCTGCTTGATGGCTTTTTGCATCTCAAGACCTATATTTGACAGTCTCTCTGTCTTTTCTTCTTTGCTCTCACCTAGTGACAACCTCAAATGTGCTCTCCTCTTTCTGACTGCATCACTCAAACCAATCTCATAATATGATACCGATGGCAGATTTTTGCTGTTATTTCTGACAGTGTACTCATCATGCTCTGGAATCTCCTCAATCTGATATGTCTCACCTTGCACCCAAATACCCAAATCCTTTTGCCAACTCTCAAATCTGTTGCCAATGTATCTCTTTGGATGCTGTGTATTGAGAGCAATAAAGTCTCTAAATGGTGCTGCACCAACGCTTGACTGTCTCCTCTTGCCATAATCACAATCACAGGCACACTGCACATCTTGTTTGTATGATGTCTCATCAAGTATCATCCAAAATGATACTAGCAAAAACCCTGCATTGCATTTGTCACACTGCACTGCCTTTGGAGACTTGGCAGCACCAGAACCAATATATGACTCCATTGATTTCACTATCTTGCCCATGCTTGGTGGGTAGTCACCATCTATTTTTTGTAATACATGCCAGCCTGCTTTGATGATTGAGTCAGGGTGTGTTGTCTTAAATGTACCCCTCAGCAACTTGCACATCTGTGATGGCCAACTGTCATTATCAAATCTTGGCCAGTTTACTGTGTATTTACCTACCACATCAATGATTGCCTCATTTCTGGTCATTGGTGGTATCTCTTTATTATGTTGTTTTCTATACATTTTCATACTCCTTAAAAGTCTGGTGTTTCGTTATCGTTAATTAAATTTTTAAATCTATTATTTGCTTTTGTAATAATTTTGTTATTTTTGTTATTATTTTGTTTATATATACCCGAACTCATGTGTTCGTGTTCATACACGTCATCATGTGTTCTTGTAGGAAGTCTCAAACCTTCTTGTTGGAACACGTCATTTTTTGATTTCGTACAAGAAGTATCTGGCACATTTTGCTTGTTGGTTACTATTGTATAAGTAGCATTTCCATACTGATTTTTTTTGACCTGCAACAAAGGTATTGGCAAAGTTTGACCATGCTCTTTGTACTCAAAACCTGACTCAATCTTTTTGATTGCATTGATGGATTTGCTGACTGTTCTCTCTGATTTGCCTAACATCAAAGATATCTTTTGCTGGCTCACAAATTTTGTTTGCCTGACTCTGTATGTCTTATCATTCTTGATGATTTTGCAATGATAGAGCAATGCATCAAAGACCAGTGCTGTTGTTGCACTCATCTTTGACTTGTATGCAAAATCATCAAGATATATGGCAGCATATTGCTCTTTGTGTTTCATACATCAAGCCCTGCATCCAACTCAATACAATACATCATTCTCACAAGCAACCTCTCATATTTTTTGCCTGAGATTTTTGAGATGGCTTTGCAAACCTTTATGGCATTGATTGCTGTTGGTGATGATTTGCCATTCAGCCAGTTTGACAATTGTGCAATTGACATACCAGACCTCATTGCAATCTCTTGCTGACTCATTGCCTTTGTCTCTAAAATCATAAACCATCTCAACTCTGTCATTTTTCTCATGTTATCTCCTATGTAAAAAGTTTTAATTGTCTTTGATGTTGCTTAAGTCTGCTTGATGCAGCTGCAAAATATTCCTCATCAATCTCATATGCTGTCAAGTCAAAATCCATATCATGACAAGCAATAGCGATTGAGCCAGAGCCAAGATGTGTGTCAAGTATGCTGTCACCTTCTTTGGCATATTTTTGCAAAATCCAAGAATACAAAGATATTGGTTTTTGTGTTGGATGTACTCTCTTGATGCCAGCGTTATAATCTTGTATATGATTGTATTTGTATTTTCTGACACTGCTATCAAATGAAGTCCAAGCCAACTCACAATCTGACATGGGATTTGTGCCATTGTTCTTATCCCATACCAACATGCATCTTGTATTTGTTAAATAATCAAGAAAGTAATTACCACCCCAAATTATTTGATTTTTGCTGACTCTCTTTAACTCATCAAAATATTGCTTAGATGGAATTGCATCATCCCATGTCTTTTCTTTATGAATTTCTCTTTTCCATTTACCAAATGAGATGCCTTTTGCTTGTTTGATGCCATAGGGTGGGTCTACAACAGCCAAATCAAATTGATTGTCTGCCATCTCAAGCATTGCACTGAGACAGTCTGTGTTGTGTAGTGTTATCATGTTATCTCCTTTATGATGATTGTCGTGTGTGCCTCCTCATAAACACCAGCATAGTGATCTGAGAGGTGCAATATGACAACTTGGCTGTCATCATGCCACACCTTTGCTTTTGTGCAGCAATCGAGATACATCTTTGCTATATTGTCTATGTCTGGCATTGTTGTTTTGTATGTTCTTTGCTCTGTTTTCAATCGCTTGACTCTTGGATGCACAAACTGCATTGTCACACTCACTGGCACACGTTTCTCAGCCATTTGCCAATCTTGGGCTGCAATTAATATCTCAATTGCCTCTCTGACATTTTCTTTGTGCTTGGTTATCTTTGCAGGGTAATATGTACGGCCGTTTTTTGTGAATCTTGGTCTTGGCATTGCAACTGGATTGCCATCAATAATAATTTGTAATTGTTTCATGAGATGCTTCCTGTCAATCTGTGCTTTGTAAGTTTGATGTCATTTATCATGGCCTTGATAGCATCATCAAAAAGACGTTGTGCATCATCATCAGCAACAATGTCTGACTCAAAACACAACTTGTGCAGTGATTCCAATGATGGTTTTTGTCTGCCCTTTGCCCACATACAAACTAGCTGCTTTGTTACTCCAATACTTTTGGCTATGTCTGTTTGATTATGGTCATGAAAATTCTTTGTAAACCACATATAAAAACATTTATATCTGACTATTGTTGTATCACTCATTACACACCTCCTTTGAGTTTTGCATCATATTTGTCTGCAAGTTTTTCTATAATCTCATGCAATGATTTACGACCAAAATTTTTGACTTTTCTGAGCAAGTCAGTTTGTGTCATCTCCAACAACTCATGCACATAAATGATGTTAGCATTGAATAAGCAATTTGCTGTTCTTACACTCAATTGCAAATCCTCACATTTCAAGTCTTTTGGTATTGGATTGCCAATATCAATGGTGACTCTTTGTATATACTTCAATACATCAGCATAGATCTCTGCTGTTATCTGAATGCTATGCTTATCAAGTACTATCCAATACTCTTGCTCAGATTCCATAATGAGAGTTATTTGATTTGGGTTTATTGTGTAGGTTTGACCCTTGACACCTGATATTGTTAAAAATATCATACTTTCTCCTTTTTTTGTTATAAAGTGTTGACGTGTAAATAATATTACATTACTATAAACACAAGTCAATAATATATTGATTTATAACAATAGTCAAATAAATATTAACAAAAAAGGAGTTATCATGTCATTTCTTGAATTTGCATACCTGATGCATGACATAGCAAACAGCAACATCTTTGCAGCTTTTATGCTGCTCATCTTTATGGTCAGTCTTGCGTGTCTCTTTATTGACGATTAACAAAACTTACTTTGATACCATCAAGAGCACCATCAAGCCGCTGCACTTGTGACTCAAGAGCTGTCAGCCTCTGATTGGTGCTCATTACTTTTGTGTTGATATCATCAAATCTGGTGTTCAATGTGTCGACTCTGCTGCTCATCTGGTCTATTTTTTCAACTGCTCTGTTGATGGCATTTGCAATCTCTTTCTCTTGGTCACGTCTCTCAGTGTCAATCTTTGCAATGACACCATCATATTTGTCTCTCAATGCATCCTCTCTGTTTTCATATTTGCTCTGCATTGTCAAACGTGCTGTCTCATCATTTGTTCTCATTGTCTCAATTTTTTTGAGATATATTAATTGTTGTTTGTCGTGTTTATCTTCTTGTTTTGTGTTGAGATACATCATATACAATGCCAATGCACCAATTGGCCCAGCATTGAGTAGTATGTCAGTGATCATTTCCATCATTTGACACCATCAATGAGAGTGTATGTAAACTCTCTCCAACCATTGACAGCAACTTGTGCCTCACATAAATTAATAAATCTCTCATAATGTGCAGCATTTGCAATCACTGTGCAGCCTGCTGACCATAAATCAACTCTTGTGCTGTCTGTGCCTGCTTTGTGTATGTTGATTCCAAATATACCCTCCTCAACAGTACTGGCATCAATATCATGCCTGTTGTCTCTTGTGGGGTCTCTATACACTTTCAATGGTGCTCTCTGTACTAGTGCTTTGTATTTGCCTTTGTGCAGACCAATTGTATGTGAGCCTTTGTATTGGCCTGGCAATAGTATTGCAGTGCCTTGCACTCTGCTTGGATTTTGCAAATAATAATAGCCCGGATCTGTTGTACATTTAAATTGCTCATGCTGCCAAAGACCAGAGACCTTGTATGCAACATGCAAAACATCATCAAATGCATTTGTGTGCAAATGACATCTCTCACCTATAATATTCAAATCAAAATTATCACCTTCAAAAATCTTAAAACCAAGATCTTTGACTCTCTGCAAAATTGTTGGCAGCATACTCACCTCTGTGCTCATATTTTAACACCTTATAACTGTTTCACATTTGCTATGTGGTTATGTTCTATTTTTAAATCAAAAACCCAGTGTGTCATATTCCATTGCTTTGCAATTATCTGTGCTTTCTGTTGGTCAATGGCTATGTCAAGATCTGTCAACTCTATAATATCACCAAGTTGCAAAAATCCATACTCTGGAGATGCTGCATATTGTGTGACATATGTTGGCATTGATTTGAATCGTATCATATCAAGTGCAATCTTAAATGCTGTCACTCTATCATATACATATGCCAACTCAAATGTTGCTGATTTTGCACCATATATCTGTTGTGATACTACTGCATATTGAGATGCTGTGATTGCAATTGGAGTGCCTAAAAAGCCAAAACTTGATGAGTACTCAGGTATATTTGCCTGCACTTTTGCCTTTGAAATATATGATTGTCTTGCACCATCCCATGCAAATCTAACTGTCACCTCATTGATGACATCACTTGGCTCTGACATTGGAATCAATGCACCTAGTCTGTAAAAAACAGCACCAGCCTCAATGACATCAGCAACAGGCACATCAACACCCAAAGCCAACATATTGAGACGAGGTGCAAGTCCGTCTTTTGACAAGATGATTTCAACTGGCAAATATGGCAATATATTTTCTTGTAACCAAGCAAGACCAGTGATTTTTTCATTTGTGATAACACCTGCAAATTTGTACTCATTGAGATATTGCCTCAAGTTGTACCAAGATGCATAATCAATGTTTGCATTGCTAGATGTCAAAGCCCACATACAAATGTCACCACCGCCCTCAAGAACATCATCACCAAAAGGAGACTTGAGGCCTTTGTCAATTTGCCCCCAATACTCAAGTTGATCATCTGTCAAAGGGTCTGTGATATTTCCACCAAAGTAGCTGCTATCAACAGCAGCATATGATGTTGATCTCTCATTGATTTTTTGCAAAAAACCACTTTTCAAAAAATCACTGTACAAGTTTTCAGCATCAAGCACATCACCTGTGTCAGTCTCTGTGTTACCATCTTTGACATCAACAGATGCACTCATCACCTTGTGACATGCCAAAGTAAAATTATAATCTGATAAATCTGAGTCGAGTCCAAGATAGTACATTGGCACTGGATGCACATCAACACTGTCAACTGTATTGAGTCGACCAAAAACAACAGGTATTGTCTTGCCAAAGTTTCTCTCATCTAGTGATGCAAATCCCGCCTCAGTAAATCCAAGCAAACCCTCATCAATGATATGTGTTTTGTTGACACCATCAATCAAAGTCCTAGTGATGACAAAACTATCTGACTCCAATGCAAACTCAACATATGATTTTGACCTCTCTGGATATCCAAATATTGGCTGAGACACTTTGCCTGTTGCCAAAATAACTCTCTGCTCATAATCTGTCTCACCATCAAGCACATATGCCAACTCACAAGGTGCATTGTCAAGCACATTGCCTTTTTTGTATTCATCAGCAACATCAACACCAGCAAAAAACAACGCAAATGGCACACTCAATGACTCATAATCAGCACCAAGCACTCTGCTTTTTTGTTGATATTGAGGGTCATCCAAATGATTGTCAAAATTATAGCTGTTGCCAGAGGCTGTCAATACAATTGGCTTTGTTGCAAATCTGTATATGTAACCACCCCATGTGACACTCAACAAAAATATTGGCTGCCCTCCAATCCATCTGTCTCTATATTCTGACATCAAACCTCTCTCAGCACTATAGTGCTCACTCTGAATGCCTCATCAATTAACTCATCACCAATGACAGACTCAATTGATATATCACCTTGTAACACAGCAAGCATTTGATCATCATCTCTTTTATATACAACTCCGTAGGGAGTTGGTTGGCCATCTGATGTGTCTATTGCTGGCAAATATACCAATGGCCTCATCTGACCTTGTAATTTTGTTATCAATCCAAGCATCATGCCAGGCACATCAAACTGAGATGCTGTTGCCAAAGATACAACATTTGAGTTGAGTTTGATATAATTTGGTGCAACATTTGAGCCTGACAGTGTCCTCAAATCAATTGGATCTGACCAACTCACTCTCACTGTACGTTTGGAGGCTCTGAGATTCCTGCTGTATATTGTACCAGATTGCAACTCTTCACTGATTGTGCCTGAGTCTCTTGATATTGTTCTACCTCTGCCATATTGCTGACCTGGTATAAGCACAGGCCCAATGCTCATGTGACTACAACTAAAATATTTGTCTTTGTTTTCTCTAGTTACAAATTCAATTTTTATCTGGTCATACGTTGGTGCACCTGTCATATTCATGACTATAGTGATATCTTTTGGTATCAAATAAGCAATCTGATTGACTGTGTCAGGGCCTGTGTTGCTGAATGTATCCTCAACATAGAACACTGGTGTTGTTGGTATTCTTGTGCCATCTCTTGTCAAAGCACCAGATGTGTTTGTCACAACTTTGCTGTATGTTGTTATTACACTTGTATTGTCAACTATCTCAATGCACCAACCTGCACACTCATTATAATTGATAAATGAGCCTGATTGTGTTGACTCAGAGACTATCAATGCACCTGCTTGCTCTTTATAATAGAATTGTAATCTTGTATCAATAGTATCTCTCAGAGTCCAAGCACCAGCACCCTCTTTGCTGTAGATCTTAAATTGACCTGCATTGAGTCCTTTGAGATGTATGCCAATGCCAGCAAAATGTGCAAATGGTGAGCCTTGCATATCTTTGATGCTGTCAAACACAATCTCTTGTGCAGGTATTGCACCAGATGGCACACTTTGAGACCTCCAACCTGATTGAGTGCTTGGATGATTATCATAAAACATTTTATCAATACCAAATGCATATCTGGTTTTGATTTGATACTCATCATTGATGATTGCAGGGCCGTCAGCAGTTGTGATTTTGACACCATCTGCAACATATATGTATTGACCAGCTGGAGGGTACAACATTGCACTCAACTCTGGTGCTGATGTCTCCATCTGATTGCCAGTGTTCAAACCTGCTGCAACATGAAACTCATGCCACCAAGTGCGAACATCAGCAGATGAGCCACCATGCCCAAATGTCACCTCAGCACCTGTGATGCCAGCACCTCCATTGACCAATGCAGTTGTTGATGCACCAGGTTGATAATCTCTGTTAAAAACTGTATCAGCATTAAAAAACCACATTTTGACATCATTGTTTGCTACTGCAATCAAAACCTCAGTCACAGCATTGATTGCCATAGTTGAGCCAATGTTTGTGCTGCCATGTGCATCAAACAATTGCATTGTTGATGTGCCAATGCGTAACTTGACATGATACTCTTGAGCACCATCACCAAGTTTTATGTCAACAAGTCTGCTGTCATCAGTTGTTGAGCCTCCAAAACCAATATCAAAACGCAATCGAACAATTACACCTTGAGCCATAGTTGTTGTGAATGTCTGCTTATATAGTCTAAAAGTAAGAGATGTAGTATTGACATATAGTCTGCCAATATTCACAAAGTCTGTGCCTGTGCCAGTGACAGTGAATGCAGACATTTGTGCTGGCTCAGCATATGGCAAATATGTTGATGACCATTTTGCTTTTTTATATGTGTTTGGTGATGTGTCTAGGTATGGCATTGTCAATGTAGAGTAACCACCAAAAAACATCACACCAAGTGTGTCATCTGAAAATAAAACTGTATGATGATTGTGTGCAAGTGCAACTCGACCTGTGACAACAACTGCATTGATTTCTTTTGGCATCTCTACAGTGCCAGATGTATCATCAATGTCATATACTGCTGACTGTGCAAGATTGTTACCAAAGTAGTTGAATGTCACACCATCTGTGCTATATCTAGCCAAAAGAGTTGGATTTGATGCACTTGCTAATTTGTAATATACATATATGTTGTCATTGTCATCAACACACATTGCCATCTCACCACTGCTCATTGCATTGTTTGTGCCAGATGTCAAAGTTGATGTCAGTGTCTGATCTACATATAGATTTGAGTTTCTTGCACTTTGGATGCTGTAAAATGCATGAGGTATCTGCAAATAATGACTCAGTGCAGTCTCTGCAATGTATGATATAACAAAACTGTTTTTGCGAACTGCCAAAGATACTCTATGATAGCCATTTGCAAAATCATTGCTGGTTGTTACTCTGGTGAATGTTGCACCTCCGTCAACTGATGCAAATTGCCAAAGTCGATTTTGAAATATTGAGCCACCACCTGTGTTGTAAAATGTTTCAATCAACAATAACACCTGACCAGCAACAGCAGCAACTTTGACACCTGCCATCTGATATGTTGTGCCAGAGACACCAAGTGTGATGGCAGTGTCAATCAGTCTGTCACTCAACAATGACCAAGTGACACCATCATCTTTGCTGATATAACTCCTCAAATTTAATTGTGGATCTGTCAAACCAACTTGATTGTCATCAACTGTATGCACAAGCAACAAATTGCCATTTGGCATTTTGCAGATGGCTGGCCTCATATTTTGAGAGGGTGTTGATGGAAATGAGTATATATTTTGAGAGGTATATGCATCATTGTCCTCTGTTCTTTTGTATGCATAGATTCTCGGAGTGAGCCAAGTTGACTCTTTGGCATAAACAACAATATAGAGTGAGCCATCATCCAAAGCAATTGAGTTTGGGTATTTATATGATGATGTACTTGAGCCAAAATCAGCAACATCATAGCCTGTGATGTGTGCTGGTATATCTCTGCCAAATGGCTCAGAGGCTGTTACGTTGTCAATCCAAACAAACTCACCCTTGTCACCCGCATGACCTGACCTGAGTGTTTTGATCTGTAGATCTGAGCCTGCTGTTTGCTCTCCAGTTGCTCTCAACACCAATGCACTTGCCTGCTGTGGTATTGGGTCACCTGCTCTGTTGCCTGCCTCAGTAAACGATGACTCAGTTGCATTGATATTGTTTTGGTCAATATCATGAGGTATAACAAAACCTCTCAAATAATTTGGTGTGCTCTCAGTAGACATCTAGTAACTCACTGGTTTGCTGTTGGTAAATATAGCACCTGATTGAGATGCTTGTTTCATAAATCTGTCAAAATGTTTGAATGGCTGCACAACAACAACACCAGCACCAGCACCGCCACCCTCTTGCAAGGCTCTGACACCTTGTGCACCTCCGAGCCTGTTCACTGTTGCTCTGTCAATCACTGCCTCACCTCTCAACACTCTTGTTGTTGTCTCATCTGGTCTCAATGGGTCATTGTTTCCAATCATACCCATGTCAGCAGTTGGAGGCTTTTGAGCAAGCACTTTTGCAGTTGATGCAACACCTGTGGCAATGACTGCTGCTGTTTTCAATGGCTGACCTGCACTCTCAGCCAGTCCAGTTGCAATTGCAAAACCAATGTTGGCCAATGCACCTGCTTGATTGACTCTAAACAATCGCAATGCTTGTGCTCTTGCTGCCATGCCTTTTTTCTCATTTAACTCTGTCAAAGTGTTTGTGATGTCAACTGAGGAGTTAAACAAAGATTGTGCATTTGCCAACTCTTGTGCTGTGAGTTTCTTCTTTGTCTCTGCCTCTTTCTTTGCATTTTGCTCTTTTAACTCTGATAATTCTTTTTCCATCTCAAGACGTTTCTCATGTCTTAGAAACTCTAAGACTTCAATTTCTGCAACAGTTGCTTTTGCCAACTCTTGTTTTGCAAATACTTGCTCCTCTGTCTCTGCTTGTAATTGTGCAATTCTCAATCTGTTTTTTGCAGCTGTAATTTGCTCATCAATAGACTCATTCTGTTTTTCAAACTTTCTTTGTATTTCTGCCTCTTTGCCATCTTGCTTTGCTAACAAATCAAACAACTCTGTCTTTGCTTTTTCTTGGTTGTTTTGAGATTGCTTGAGTGACTCATTGATTTTGTCAAACATAGCCTCTTGCTCTTTCAACAGTGCCAGTCTTTCTTTCTCACTATCATTGATTCCTTTGAGAGTCTTTTTGCTCTCAGATTGCTTTGCTTGTAGATCTTTGCTCTGCTGTCTCAATGACAACAACTGCTGTGCTTGTTCTTCATAGTTAATGTTTACTTCATCCTCTAACACCTTTCTTTTACTGGCAAATTGTGCCAACTCTGACTCAAGTTTTGATATCTCTTTTCTCTTTGCTGCTCTTTTGGCCATCTCTGCTGTGAGACCCTCTGAGCCTTTTCTATTCTCAATAATATCTCTCAACTCATCTTTTGTGATTTGCAGGTTTCTTGCTTTGATTTGCTGCTCTCCTCTCAATGCATCAACTCTGTCCTGTGCTGCTTTTTTCAATCGCTCAGCAATCTTGTTGGCCTCAATATCTCTCTGCATACTCTCAAAATCTGCTTTGGAGATTTGACCAGATAGCATCAAAACCTCTGCTTGTGCATTATTCAATTCAGCAGTAAAGTCACCAAGTGTGGCAATGCTACTTGCTTGTAATTTTTTAAACTCCTCAAGTTGTTTGTTCAAATCCTCTTGCTCTTTTGCCAAGTCCTCTGCTGCTTGTGCTGCTTTTTCTTGCTCTGCTGCATACTCACTGACTGCAAATGCTGCACCTGCTGCCAACACTGCAAATGCTGCAAAGGCAGGGTTGAGAAATTTACCAACTCCAACAAGACCCTCAAGACCTCCAACACTATCAGCAGCAGCAGTTGCCATGTCCTCTAACTCTGGATTGACCAAACCAACAGCACCAGCAATGGCACTCATAACAGAGCCAACATCACCAGCAGAGCCATGCAACTCATCAAGTTGATCCTCTGCTCTGGCTGCACTGTGTGCAATCCTCTGCATTGACTTCTCTGTTGTTTTGCCAGTGTTCTTTGCTGCCTTCTCTGCCTGTCTCAGTTGTTTTTGTAGACCTGACACCATCTCTTTTGCTTGTTTCTCAGTCATGCCAGGCATTTGCTTAAGATTTGCAAGCAGTTGTTTTAAATCTGCTTTGTATGATATTTCAATACTTTTATTTACATCAGCCATATTATTTTGCCCTCTTTATATCATCAGCCAACTCATCAGCCAAAATCTCAACAACTCTGTTGGTTTTTTTTCTTGCAGGTTTCCAAATCAACTCATTGCTCACTCTTGCACCGAGTGCATATGGTAGATCTGTGTTGACACCAACTTTGATTGCCCATGCATATGGTGCTGAGTTTCCAACTTTGGCAAAAATGTCATCACCTTGAATTGTTAATTCTGTGTACAACTTATTTTTTGAGCCTTTTGATGTGACTTTGTAGTCTGGCACTTTTAAAATGCCAAGATCTTGCATTTCATATGCAGCAGCATATGCACGTTTGATGTTGTAATCTCCATCGGTCTTTGCAATGTTATTTGCTGTCACTCTGACCTTGCCAATCTCTGTCAAATCTTTGACTGATGATGGCTGTCTCACTGGCCAGACTCTGTGAGCATCATCATATATCTCCTCAACTACCTCTGTCAATACTCTGATTGTTTGAGGTGCTGCGTGCTTGATGACATCTGTGAATATTTTTGTTGCAGCTGCATCCATCTCAACTGTTGCATTGCCTGATTTAACTTTGATTTTTGTTTGTGTCATAATATGCCTCTCTCATCATCATATCATCTTGCATTTGTTTCAGTTGTGCACTTTGTGCTCTTGCTCTCAAGTCTTTATTTTGCTTTGGAGTGTTATGCTCAAGTCTCCAATGAGCAATCAAAAGTGATTGAGTCTCTGTGTCTAGTGATGCAAACCAAAATGGCTGTTGATTCCAATGATGAGATATTTTGAGGCCTAAATATTCTACGCCTCCTTTGGAGGTTTGGAAAAATTTGCAGCACTCTCAACATCTTTCTCACTAGGCAAAGCACCAGCCATCACACCAAGACACTCACTGCCTTTGTTATATATCAAAGTTGGAGGCCAGCCAGCCTCAAGCAATGTCTCAAGACAAGCAAAGCCATAGTCAAGAGGTTTGCCTTGTGATGGTCTGTAATGAGGTAGTTTGTCAGCCTTATAACAGACACCAATTGCAGCAGCACATAGTTGCACCAATGCAGCCCTGTCAAGATCTCCAGCCCAGAGTGCAGTGAACTGCATACATACTGCCAAAGATCTTGGCTTGTTTGGTTTTTGCTCATTTATAGTCATGTCGATTCCTATGTTTTATTGATTATGATTATGAGTATACTAGACCATTGAAACACTCAAATGATACTGTAATTGTGTTTGGGTCACCCTCAGAAAATGATGCTGTGCAAATACAAGTGTCAAATGTTGCCAATGTATCTCCATCACTATCACCAACAGCATCACCATCAACCTCAAAAACAATATTGATTGCATACTCATCTGTTGAGACTGCACTAGATGCTGATACATTTGAGGAGTATGAGCCAGTTTTGTTGATGAAATCCAATACAGAGCCAGCACTTGATGATGTAAACTGTCTCATATAGATTGTGAATGAGCCTGTAATTGGCTGATCGTCACCCTTTCTGACACTCTTGATTGTGCCTCTGTCTCTTATGATTGTTCTGTCGGCTTTGGTCTGTTCAAAAGAAAAGTTGCCCTCTTCATAGTCCACAGTTAATGAGATTGGTGTTGGTGATGTGCCATCTTGTAATTTGATAACCCCATCACGTCTGACTTTTGGTGCTGTTGAGTATGCCATTTTTGGCCTCCATAATTAAGTTGTTGGTAGTGTGTGAAATACGTTAAATTCAATATTGTGTATAGCATATTCGAGACTCTGTTGCACTACTCTTGTTGAGCGTGCATATCTGACTTGAATATCTGTGTTGTATGATGACAGACAGGCTCTGATGATATCACCCTCTGCATCAAGTGCTGCATCATAATCTGTTGGATACATATCTTTTGGTCTCAATCTAAAAGAAAAAGAGACTGTCACAAGACTTTGCATAAAGGGGCCTACTCTCCTTTGTCTCTCACCTGAGTCCTGAGAGGTACGTACATCAACAGTGAAACCTTTGTGAGCCAATGTATTTGCAACCCTGCCAAAATACTGAGGTGGCATTTTTACAAGGTTGAAACCTGGCAAAGCATCAACTTTTGCAGCCATCAAAGACCTGACTTGTGCAAATGATTGACTCATCTTGTATATCTCCTACGTCTGAACATGTACGGGCCTGGTCTAGTCAAATATATTGCTGGTTGTCCTGCTGTTCTTTTGTCTGCATCATCTGGCTTGCCCTCATGCCCTTCATCATAAACAAAGTTGATGATGGAATACTCATCTTGATACAAACGGTAGTGTTCTTGTGCTAACTCCAAATAACGTGAGCCAGCACCTTGTGACATACCTGAGTGAAAATCTCTAAAAATCAAATACAATGTTAGATGTCTGTGACTCTCAGCAAATGACTCTGGTGAGGTTACAAGATACTCATACCCCATGCCATGATTTCTCAAACGTCTCAAAATGGTATACCAGGCACTATCAAGATATTGCTGATATGATGTCAATGTTGATGGTCTCAGATTTGCAAGATCTGTGTAGACCTCCTCAAGATCTGCATCTGTTATGACTGGATATAAACGTCTCAAGACTATGGCTGCCATTCGTCTAAACAAAAAGACACTACCATCAATAGTGACATTGTACTCTTGCACATACCCCTCACCCAATGCCAAAGTTGTTGCCAATTGAGTTGGAGTGTGTGCATATTGCACTGAGCCATCAACAAGAATGGTGCAAGCACCATCTTGCACAACCATGCCACCGCTTGTTTTGATCAGTGTGTATGTTGCTGATGTAGGTGTCACTTGAGCACCGTTGTGATAGATTTCAAGCACAGTGTTTTGTGCCTTGCCTCTCTCAAGCAACTCAGTGACTCTCACTCTTGCTGTGTATGGTGTATCTGTAGCCATTCATTATGCCTTTATTACAAGTTTCCAAGCAGAGCCATCACATGCAAAAATTGACCCCTCACCAGCTGTCACTGTTGCAATTGTTGCAGCAGCAGCATCTTTGACAGTTATTGCATATGTGCTATTTTCATTTTTAATCATAAAGATTGCACCATTTCTCTCAGCAGGGAAAATAACATCTCTATTGCTATCTACATCAAGCACCTGAATCATACTATCTTTGTATGATAATGTTTTATTGTCTACTATGGATTCTATATTGATTCCATTTTTGAATTCAAAATGTCTTGCAACCTTGAATGCTTGTGCTGAATTATAAGTTGATGCCATGCTAACCTCCTACAGTTTATTTTGATATATTAAAATATATGGCTTTTGTTTATAGATAATTGTTTATGTGTAAAGATAATTATTTTTTCTTATCATTTGACTTTTGTATATGTTTTCTCACTTGCTTTTGTGCATCTCGAAATGAGATATCTTTGCCAGACTTTTGAGATGTTTCCATCAATCGTTTTGCAGTCCTGTCAAATGCTGCTTTGTCATTCTCATAACTCATAATGTTTGACTCCATTTGTTGTGACATCATTTGTTGCTGATTGCATGTCAGTAAGTAAATCTTTTAAACCTTGTAACTTTGCAGCTATCTCAGGTATGTGTTGAGATCTTGTATGTCTTTCAATACGTCTTTGTATCTCTGCTTGTTTGCGTTGCAAAAACTGTTTGTGTGGCACTCTCAATGCACCTTTTTGCATCAACTCCAATCTCCAATGTGCAAAGGCCTCATCATCAAATGTGATAATTAACTCACCCCCAAGATTCTCAAGGTTTGCAAATTTGGTTGACCAATATTGACCACCTCTGGCAGGGTATGAACGCAAATAGTCATGCTGATTTGGATGCAGAACACTGATCCCTTTGTCGAGCAATCTTGTTCTTGTCATGCCTGAGTCTGGATTGTTTTTATAACCTCTTGAGCCATTGACACCAGGTGTCTCATGATGTGCTTGCAAATCTGGCAGCCAAACAGGTTTTTTGATTGTCTTTTTTGATTTGCCTGTCATCACTTCTGTCTCAAAATAATACAACACCCAATTTTTTGGATGATGCTTGTAAAAAAATCTATTGTTAGATCTTGTAGGTATCACAACAGATGCCTTTTGTTGTGACTGCCAAGGTTGAGCTATATCTTCATATTTCATATTGTCGGTATCCTATATTTTGAAAGGGTTAATTGTCGATTCCCAGAAAAAACTACACTAGGGAAAAACTAGGAACCGACATGAAAAAGTCAATCCCTAGCACAGAAAGATAATAATCTTTTTTATGTTGTTGATTTGATAAGCACACCACGATCATCATCAATAACTGAAAGCCCAAGATAAGCATGTCCAATAATTGATGTGATAGCCTTTGCACCGTCTCTCTCCATCTCAACAAGTACCTTGCCCAAAGACAAAGACTGTCCAGCACCTGGCAATGAGGCAGGCACTCCATCAGCATAAGCAAGAGAACCAATGCCAAACATGGCAGACTGATATGCACCACCTGCATCATTGACATATGATGATTTGAAAACATCAACACCTAACAAGTTGCCAACATAACCAGGCCCTTTTGCCATCAACATATCTTGTGTTGCTGCCATATAACTGATTGCATTTCCTGTCTCATTTCGCAATGAGTCTTGCAATTCTGTCAAAGCAACTGGATGCAGAATTGCAGCGAAAGGAGCGATTGCACCTTTGTTGCTTGCTGCTTTTTCAAGTTGAAAAATGGCATTGAAAAAGTCATCAACTGACATTTGAGTTGCAGCAGATCCAACAATATTGGTGAAATCATCTATTGCATCAGCAGTCTTGTCAGCAAAAGATGCCTCATAAGATCCTGCCATTGACTGAGCCAATCTAAAAGGGTCTATATCAGAACCACCAAAGCCAGTCATTGAGGCCATGTCAGTTATTTTGTATAACAATGCCAAACGTGCAACTGCTATGTCAACATGAGCATCTGTGAATGTTTGAGTTGATGCAGCATCAGCCTCATTTGTTGGAGTCTCAAAAAGATCGAACCCGTCAAGTCCTGCCTTTCTTACTCTGATGGTATCTGAGCCAAGTCCATTGACAGAGCCAGCATATGAGATGTATGGTGAGTTTCTGAGATTGCTTGTGTCTCTCAATAAAAGATTGATTTCCTGACTGATCATGGCTGAGAGTCTAAGATCGCCCTCTAGTGCTGCATGAGTTAAGTCAGATTGTCCAAAAGTAATTGCCTTTGCCATTTGTTATAACCTCTGTTAAATATGTAAAAATGTATTATTCGTTTGTATCATCTTTGATTTGATTTTTCTGCTGTTGACTGGTGCGACCATAATCAAAATAAGTGTTGACACACAAAATGTATTAGCAAAAATATGCTATAAGTCTTTATATCATAAATTTTGAGGTTATGTATAATGAGCACAAAAAAAGACTTCTCATCAAACGATATTGAGCAAGCAAAACACATTTTGAGACTATCATATAAACTTGAGGAGTCTGGTGTTGACCCTGAGTGCATAACTAGAATGTGCATATTTGTTGCAACCTGCTTTGCAATGAATCACCAAATCAAAGCAGAGGAATACAAAAAAATCATTGAGGAGACTTGGAATGAGATGCTTGCTGCTGTTGGTGATGAAACCTTTCAGATTATAACAGATGACATTGATGCTGAGAGTTGGATTGCAGCAAATCCAATCACTGATGATGAGCAATAAAAAAAGCCACCTCAGTTGAGATGGCTTTTGTTTGTCCTATCTGGTCAAATACATTTAACTTATTATGTCATGTAAGTGATCAAAACATCATCTCCATCAGTGAGAGATGCACCAAAACTCAAACGTGTCACACCTCCAACAACTGATATTGTAAACTCATCATTGTTTGCAGCAGAGCCACCGAGTGCAGTTTGGTTTATCATAGCAAGACCGTTTTTGAATGCCATAATTCCATTTGCAAATGCACTGTCAACTTCTCTGGCTAGGTCAATATTAACTGTTGAGCCTCCAGAAATTGTTGTCAACTCTTGATATGCTAAGAACCCAACCTTAACCGCTGTAACACTGTTATCAGCCAACTTGTCTGTTGTGCAAGCACTGCTTTGAATTTTGCCAGTACCAATTCCAAGAGCCTTAACTCTCAAACTATTACTATTGATCTCAATAGATGAGTCATCAACTTGTATGTCAACATCATTAACATTGAAATCAAGACCAGCACCTGGCCTGAACTTAACAGCATCACCATCAATCTGTATACCAGCACCAGTGTTGACAGATAATGCAGAACCCGCACCACCAAGCAAACCAGAGCCAGCAACAGATGATGATAATTTTGCCTCAGTAACATTGGCATCAGCAATTTTTGCTGTGATGACTGAGTTGCTTTGCAATTTGGCTGAGGTGATTCCAAGATCTTTGAGTCGTAGAGTGTCAGTATTGATTTCAATACCTGCATCATCAACATTAACAGCAAGACCAGTTGAGGAGTCATATGCAAGACCATCACCAGCAACAGCACTTGCAATTTTGCTTGCTGTGACTGAACTGCTTTGTAATTTGGCCTCAGAAACACTCAAACTTGCAAGTTTTGCCTCAGTTACAGCAGATCCACCAAGTTTGGCAGTGCTGCAACTAGAGTCTGCCAAGTTTGCTGTGCCAACTGTCAATGCTGCAATTTCACTGCCAGTGACTTGATTGCTGCCAATCATACTTGAGGTGATTCCATTTGCTTTGATTTGCAATTCATTTGAGCCATTGATCTCAAGTGAGGAGTTATCAACTGCAACATTCAAGTCACCACCAACAGCATCAACACCAGCACCAAGTTTGATGCTAACTGCATCAGATGCAATCTCAATACCGCCACCAACTGCAACATCTAAACGGTTACCAGTTTTAGTGAGGCCGTTTCCTGCTGTGATTTGTCCGAGTCCTGTGAACTGAGCAAATTGCACTGGAGATGTGCCAAGACTAGAAACCTCAGAGGTCTGCACAAATCCTTGATCAGCGTTGTCAGTACCCTCTTTAACAAAGATTGCAAGACCATTCAACTCATCAGCAGTGTTGGCATCTGAGGATCTTGTCAATGCAGATGATGAGCCATTGAAGTCATAAACTCCATTTTCAGCAGACGATGACTGGCTCTTGATCAAAATTCTATCTCCAGAGACCAATGTAACACCATCAAAAGAGTCAGTGCCAGGATTTGAAATTGTGACATTTGCTGTTGATGCTGCCTTTGCTGGCTCTTTCCAATATACACCACCTCCAACAATACCATCAACATATTGCTTGTTTGCAACATCTGATGCGTTTGATGGTGTGCCTGATTGTAATATACCAGATGAGAAATCAAATGTACCTGTTAAATCAATCTTTGCAGCAGTGACAACAGTGTTTGCCAAAAGACTTGCAGCGTTTATGACTCCAGATGCCAATTTTGCTGAGGTAATTGCATTTGCTGCAATTTCTGCTGAGTTTACTGCATTTGCTGCAATTTGGTCTGAGCCAACTGAGTCAGTTGCAAGTTGAGTTGATGATATAGAGGCATTTTGTATTTGACCTCCTCTGATTTTGACTGTCATAATATAACTCCAATGTTATGTAATGTTATGAGGGTGAATATAATATAATGACATCCTCACCTGTGACAGGTGCAAATGTCAATGTAAAACTGTTATTTGTTGTTTCTGTGTAGCCATCACCACGAGTCTGCATAACTCCGTTAAACCACACAAAGAGTTTACCCGATTCGTAGGTCTCAGGTACTGCAAAAACAACATTTGAGCCATCAACTTGACTATTGAGATCTGCATATTTCATTGATGTGCCTCCACTACTGATATTGTTATAAATAAATGCCATGCTATTTCTCCACAAGTGCCACATACACTGTTGCATTGCCACTCTGTGCAGATATAAAAATAGATTGTGCTCTTGATTGCCCTCTACCAATTGCAACCTCATATGCATTGTTTGCAGGCACAAAAAATCTCTTATCAGATGGTATTGTTTGACCATCTGTGCAATCATTTTGACCTATCCACAACTCTTGAGATGGTGAGCCTATTTGCACCATATTGCATTGAGATGGCAATAATATCTCTGTTGCATTTGTTGAGACAGTGATTGTCTCATAATGAGGAAATTTCTTTTTGTCTGTAACGTCTAAAGCCATGATTAACCTCCAAACTTTGAACGCCATTGTTTCATGATGGCATCTCTGTTGCTTTGATAAAAGTCAGAATCACTCAAACCTCTTGAGATGATATCTGGTGAGTCTGTTGGAGGCTTTGCACCTGCATTGACATTTGGTGCTTGTACTTGTGGCATTGAGACAGATGGTGTTGCTGTCTCTGTTGCTGATGGCTCTGCTGTTTGCTCTGTTGGTGCTGTCTGCTGTTGGAGTTGCATCAAATGTGGTCTCAACACTGTTGGTGCATTGTCTGGATTGCTCACAGCACCCTCAAGCCAGTCAGTCAAATTTTGTCTTTCCTTCTTTGGCACTTTGCTCTGGCTTTTTTCATAACTCCACTCAATGGCCTCAATCATATCATCATCAACAAGACCATGCTTTGATATGGCTTTGTATCTGTCAAATCTGCTGTTGGCTTGTTGCAGCTGCTCTCTATATTCATCAAGTTGCTGTGCCAACACATCTGATGTGCCTGCACTTTGTTTGGCTGCATCCAAATCTGTTTGCAGTGTTCTCAATGACTCCTCTGCTGTTTGTGCTCTTGCACTCACCTTTGATATTCTCTCTTTGATGACTGTCTCCATATCTGATTTTAATACGTAGATCTGACCATCATCACCTGTGATTGTCTTCATGTCGGTTGTCCTTTTGTTGTTGGTTATTGATTATAAGTATTGTGCTCTTTCTTTTCTGATTTTTTCTAACATCATCACAGCACCTTGCTCATCAAGATCTGGATACATCATTTGCATTGCTGTAATTGGTGAGATGAGACCTGCACTGAGTTTTTGTGTGATATCCTCTCTTTGAGATTTGATCTCATCTGGAGACAAAGGCAATGCTTGATATGCAACTCTATAGCCATCCTCTGGCAATGATGTGCCTAAAAAACGATTTGCAAGCATAGCAGATTTTTGCATAAGACTCTCATCAGCCATCCGAAAAACACTTGAGTATTTCTTTTGACTTTCTCTTTGACCTGTTCTGGAGATGGCCAAAGCATATCCAGATCTTGGGTCACCTGATGTACGTTGCAACTCTGACGGTGAGATCCCTGCTGAGGTTGCAACTCTATACTCATATTTTGCAATAGACTCCAAAAATGATGAGACATCTGCACCAGGTGCAAACTGTCCAAGTACTGGCTGAGTATCCTCAGTAGGTTGAAACATCAATATTGTGCTTGGATCTGTTGAGATGCCTGACCTCCTTGCAACTGAGTCCTGATCAAGTTGGGTCAATCCTTGCAGAGTTACACCAATGGCATACTTTTGAGGCCAACTGCAATCTTTTAATAAATGACTATAAAAACAATAAAATACTGCACTTTGTAATGAGCCATAAATTAATTGAGATTGAGCATAAGTATCCCATAGATAGCCAGTTTTTTCAGCATGATACATAACGATTGGCAAAAATGGCTGACCTTTGCTGTCAAAATATGGATAGTTTGCACCCTCATGAGTTGGATGACCCATCACCTCAGTTGAGACATCATCACCAATTGTGCCATCTGCATTGGCAATGTGCATGCCAAACTTTGGATTTGCCTTGTCTCTGATATCAAACACATCATATACATATACATCTTTGTCATTGATTTGCCTCAATCTCAACTCAGCAAAATATGTTGGCTCATCTGGTACATCTGGAGATGCATCACAAATCACATAATCTGGTGTTACTATACGATATTGTAGACCAGGATAGTCAGCACTTGCACCTTGCACATGTGGTGACACATCTATTCTCATAATGCATTCTCTGAGTCCAAGTGTATACTGTTGCATTCTCTGCATCAATGGCCAAAGACCTGCTTTGTATATATAGCCATCATGACCAACGAGGCTGTCAATGTCACCAGTGGAGTTTGTCACAATTGGTTTCTCAACATAGAGTACTGCCAACTGTCTAGTCACCTGCTCAAACACATTGGATGACAAATCACTAGGCCCCCATGCCTCACGTCTGTCAGATGGCAGGTGTCTGTATAACTCATCTTCAAGATCTTGCTCCCAAGTGCCTT